TAAATGTCATGAGGGACAGAAGAAGAAGGACTAAAGAGTAAAGACGTCCTTAATATACGGTGCGAACTTCAGGTTCAAGGCAGTCACTGTTGTCCACGCAGCTGCACAAGCCAATTCCACGACAGTAGGGACTGTAAAGTCAATAATGTCCTGAAAAATAGCAGAAGTGCCTCCAGCATTCGACAAACCCGTGACACCATGAGTAGTCACACCTGTACCTGTAAACGAAAGATTTGTGGCGTTCAAGCCAGTACCGGTGACAATACTGTCAACCAAGTAGAGACCAGGGCGCTTAATCTTAAGATGGGTACTATCAACGTACTCAGCAACAGGAAGGTAATCATCCTGCGTGATAGTCACGGTGGTTCCCAAAGGAGCCGCCTTCGTGACACCAGCAGTAGGTACACAGCGAGCTGTGGCATCAGAGGGTATCTCTAGATCGATGGATGGTGTTCTTAAAATAACATCATACTCTAACCAGAGCGAACCAATGTTGTCAGCAGTTCCATGCCCGATAGTTGCCCAGTACAAGACCGCAGCATCGTATAACTTGAGATCGACATCAGTTACCTGAGTTGACCTCACCATACGCTCCTTGACTAACTTCGTTAGAAGACGAGAGTCAGCATGCATAGTCATCGGGGTCCAAGAAGGTCCTCTAATGCAACCTGGGTAGGTTGACATGACGAAGACATCTGGAGGGACATAGTCACTAACGTCAAAATCTGGCGCTAGGAGGACCGACCCGCCCGCGGTGGCCGGACATGAAGGCACATAGTGGAGCTTCACATCAAGGAAGGTATAGCTTTCGAAACGGTTTGCGATCGCTGATAGCCAGGGACAGGTAGAGAACAGACCTGGGTTCAGTTCGATATAATTAATATTGAACGTGAGAGGGTTAGCAACTGTCACCACCTCTGAAATGTACTCACGATGCTTAATCCTGATATCTCCTCCTTTGGAGAAGAATTCCGGATAAAACCGAGTGGTCACCAGAGATTTGCTGATAGGCGCAATAACCTCCCTACCCTTTGCCTTGCTCTTCTTGTTCTGGCCATTAGTGCCAGATTTCGTTTTGCTTGCGCGTTGCATTCTTGAAGTATGGGGTGCCCGTCAAGCCGGGGACTGTTCATCACTAGCAAACTGCAAAAGCAGAAGCTCCGTGCAGTCTCTTGGCATTCTGTTTAGCTCGAAAATTTCGCTAGAAGAGTAACTCTTCCGGCTCTCGGTCAAACGACCAACGATTTGGGCTATCACTGCTAGCAACCCCATATGTCTCTAGAAGAGCGAAGTGCAGCCAGGGCGTTCTTCCAACCTCAAAAGAGATTTTAGGATGAAACTCTCGTAATTTCGGAACAGGGACATCATCATTAAATGACGGGTACCTGTTCCAATATTTCAAGAAGCCATCAACTCCCATTGGGGAGAATCCACGGAAGAACCTGGGACGATAGAAGTAAAGAATCGGATCTGAATCTTCTAACACTTCAGCCCCCATCTGAACCCAACGATTAATAAAGCGAAGGCGATCCGCCAGACGGGACCTCGTCATCGAACTCTCCTTATCCACCCATCGAACCTCAGGAATGATTTTCACCAATAAAGGATGAATCTTAGACCCAAGAGAGGAACGACAGAGGACCAGCTTAGGGTCCCGCACAAAGAGTGCGGCAACCTTCCGCTGAACCTTTGAAACTCGCCACGAAGGAGGTATCAGATCTATAGGAAGACCATACCCTCCAAGATGGGGAGGTAAGTACCAGTTCGGAGAAAAGGCCTTAGTACGACTTTTCCATCTTCGCATAATCATTGGAACGACACAAGCTGTCCATGGTAGGTTATGAACCATATCCCCAGCACAGGAGGCAATTTGAACAGGTGTTGCTAAGCTAGCACCTGTTTTCAAGCACTTCCCGGCTATCAGGCGTTGATTCAGGTAATGGATTCGAGAACAATGACCGTCTTTTTCGAGTCGGAACAGTTGAGAGTTAATTACTGCATAATCACGAGAGAGATAATTCTTCCCAGGTGAAAAGCAGAAACCAACCTTCTGACACTCCTCAGAGAAAATACGATATAGCAAATCATCACATGGAAAGAGCATATCATCACCGTTAACAATAACGGCGGTGTACAGCTCAGCACGTAGTTGAATAGCCAACGTATACCTAGAGGAGTCCCAGTCCAGACAATCGATCCAACGATCAACAGCTCTACGATAACAGGCAAGGTTAATTACACAGAGAAGGGGAAAGCTGATAGGATGACCCATCAATTGACCCTCTCCCTGTACAGAGCAACCTAGACCGTATTTACCATAATTCAAACGACCTTGACTAAGGGAACCATAGACAACCGAACGCCAGGGGTCTGGGACCCCTGACGCTGCCTCGAAGGACGCCTGCCTCTTAAGGAGGTCTGTTGCACTTTTATAATCCACAGATGCAAACTTATCAAAACCCGGAAAACGACGGGCCCAAACTTCTGAAACTCTCTCAGTTAAATCCTGAGAGAGCATAGTCGATTCAGGCCTAGTCTTCCAGGCAGACAGCATAGCACCTTGCACAGGTTGTACATAAGAATAGAGGTACCCGGAACCCTTCGAAAGGATCCGATATTTACCCCCAGCCTCAGGGATCGCAACAACTTTTGCATCCAAGTTAACGTCTCCCATTAAGATTGACTCGATCCGACGGAATTCATCCATCCGATGTTGCTCCAGAGCGGAGTGCACCAGAGGGAGGAACCCCACATTGGGTAACCGCTTCGGGAGATCGAGCCCCTTGAATAATCGCGCGGCTCCGCCCTTCCCTCGAGGAATCTCGAAGCAGGCGGAGCAGGAAGGCGTGAAGCGTGTCATGTCACCCGGCCCCATTCGGCCAAAGACCTCACGAGAAGTCACCCTAATCGACTGTGCTATTTCCTCGTCCCAAAGGGGCGAAGGCACTCTAGAGAAGTAGCTTTGATGCTCCTTCAAACGATCAAGGAGGACAGTCTCAGGAGGCTCAGGCCAAATCAGTTTGCAGCCCCGTTGTAAAGAATAAACAAAGGCTGCATCCTGTTTTGCCAGGCGACGTCTGATGGAGTTCAGAAGGAAACCTGAAAAGGCCGGAACTGAAAATCGTTCCGGAGCAACCGGGTACGGATTAGAACACTGGACAAGCTGCCAAAGCAGCTTATTCAGCCAATAATTCATATAGGGTTGCTCCTCCTCCTGCTTCAGACACTGCATACGATCCGCAGTTCGACGCATTGAACTGCAGAAACGACCACTATCTTTTAAGCTCAACCATTCCTTCGTCAGGGAACGGCGAGCAAGGAAGACAGTGATCAATGATGTCACAATTTCGCGAACTGATGATCTGTACTGACCACCATCTGGAAATATGCGTTTTTCCAGTGAGACGATGAACGGATCCGCACTTCGTACGGTGACATCCCCATCCATCGTAGCCGCTATGGTACGACCAACCAGTGGTTGTATCAGGCTATGCAGGTCCCACAACCGTGGACCTGAGCTGGTGTCTGGCAAAGCTATCTTTGATTCGTCAATCATGACTTTGTCAGGC